CATCGAGCCAATGGTCGGGTCGTTATCCGCCATTTCTCGATAAGTTTTTGCTCCGCGAATTCCACGGAGATTGACAAGAAATTCTTCATAGACGGTTCCACCTGAACGGCGTAAACCCGTAGAGCCAAGTTCTGTAAGGTCGGGTGTTGGTTTGTCTGCCATCTATACCTCTCGACTACTCTCTATCTTTATTGGCTAATCCAACAACGATACTGATTGCCTGTTGCTCGTTGAATCCTGCCTTTACCAACTCCGAATATAATTCATGAGTTTGGATAGCAAAAGTCCCAAGCACAGAGACGACACCATCACGATTCGGCGAAAGGTTATCGTACACCCGTCGATTATACCGTTAGGTGATTTTTGCCTTTTTATTCTCCGTCGAGTACAAATTCAAAAGAGTTCAATCGGAAAGTTGCTGTTTCTATGGCAAACTTCCGCGCTAAATCTTTTGTACCTGCTTGTGCGTATTCGCGCTCTTCAAGCAATCCGCCAAGTTGGTCAAATCTCTTGAAGATAATTTTGAATGGTAATTCAAATTCGCTGGTGGTCAGATGAACTTCCACATATTCCTTTGGAGCAATCTCCATCGAAATATAAGGACGACCATCAGGCGACACAACAGTTTTTGCGCTAGGTAATTCCTTCACGAAAAAATCAGTCCAAGCCATTTACAACTCCCTTCGAGAGTTTTTCAACCCTAATAATACTATATCAGGGTTAGAAAGGAAACGACTCAGGAACCTCGGGTTCCTTCTTCCAAGTTGGGGCGCTCCATGGGTCTACTTCCATATCCCCCTCGCCATTGCGTCGGACATCAACCACATTGACTATGTGGCGCTTCAAATCAACACCGACATTGAAAGCGGTTACGGTCATACGACCTTTTTTCTCACCTGTGTTTTTATCGTCCCAAGATTCCCAAACTGCGGTGCCTTGGATGATTACGCCCATTCCCTTCTTCAGAGAATCACAAACATTTTCAGCGAGTTTGTTCCAGCACTTGATTGACCAAGGAGTGACATCGGTATTTTCCCAAGTACCATCGGGCTTCTTTGTAGATTTAGAACTGATGACTGTAAAGGTGGCACAGGCTTTGCCATTCGGAGTAAATCTAAGTTCAGGGTCACCAGCGAGATTGCCAGCGATTGATATTGCTGTCATGCGACATTCCTCTCATTCGTAATCGGTTTAGGGATGATATTTAGTTTTCTTCTCATTCTCTTGCGCTCTGATTCGGAAGTTCCGCCCCAAATTCCAAGCACTCGATAATGTAACGCATAGGTCAGACATTCTTGCTTCCACCTACATGAGTTACAAATCTTCTTGGCTACTCGGTTCTCCTCCGTTATCCCATGGTTCTCGGGGAAGAAGAAATCCGTATCTATCCCCCAACAACTCGCTCCCTCGAAATTCCATGGCATCAATATCTTCATCAGGTTCCTCTCCGACTACTAGGCGATTGGGGGAAGAGGAATCTAACTTAGCCAATACGCGACCATTTCGCCATACTTTTCCAGCAACAATTCCATCGTAATGATTAGTCTTAGGCTGAACTAGAGAGTCACACTCTTGCCAAAACTTACATCGAGAACAATACGAAAGTGCTGGTTGCGCTAGGTCAATTTGATATTGGTCAAATAACCAAGGGTCGGCAGAACGGCACGGAGCAACATCAACAAACTCAGGTAAACCCATGTTGAAATTTTATCGCTTTATTTCTCAGAATCTTTGATTGTGTCTTTGCGTGTCGCCCAATCGCCGTAACGCTCACGAATCAATCTATCTAATAAATCTTTTCTCTCTTCTTCATTCATCGGTCTGTTTGTCTTTGAGTCCGACATCATCGTTGTCCTCCCATGTTTTGATGGCATGATGAATCAATCCTTGGTGACGCCAATCAGGATTTTGGTCATCTGCGAGAGTTAGCGTCCAATAATCTTTATCGCCCTCGCCCATCCATTCTGATACAAGAACCCATCCTGTACAGATAGCAGGTTCAATAAAGGCGATGCGCCCGATTTCGGCGAGCGCATCGTCTATTACTGAAGGTTTTTTATGCTCTTCCTGATTTCCCATTCGGGAAGGTTAGTACCAAAAATTTCTTTCCCAAAAGCGCCACGCCGAGCATGGATTTGAGTAGCGACTTTCGATATAGATGAGACCGCGTTCAATCTGAGCCTCCACAGTTATGTCGGGGTCAAGCCCTAGTATCTGAGGAATCCCACCAGCATGAAGTTTTTCTCCATTCTGATAAACGGGTTTTTTATTGTAGGCATTAGGGCGCCAATTAGATTCTTTAGTCCACAGCGACTCAAGGCATTGCCATTGAGC